CATGGGGTTCAATTCGCTGACAAGTTGATTCCATTAAGTTGGCTCAAGGAGGCGCGCAAAGAGTTCCCTGAGGGGATGCTCATTCCGAAAGGAGGTAAGTAATGCCTAAGGCAGAATTCAAGAAGCGTCCGATCACTAACCTGATCGTCGTCCACTGCGCTGCAACCAAGCCGACCATGGACATCGGTGTCCGTGAGATCCGTCAATGGCATGTCCAGCAAGGCTGGCTTGATGTTGGTTACCACTTCGTGATTCGCCGCAATGGTGATGTCGAGAATGGTCGACCTCATGATGTCGTTGGGTCTCACGTCAAGGGCTACAACTCGTACTCGCTGGGCATCTGCTTAGTTGGTGGGATTGATTCTAAAGGGAAGCCTCAGGATAACTTTACGCCTGAGCAAATGAACTCCCTGCATCTCCTGCTGATCGCCCAGAAGCGCACCTATCCACAAGCCAAGATCGTTGGTCACCGCGACCTCGACTCTGGCAAAGCGTGTCCATCATTCGTTGTTGCTGACTGGCTTCGATCAGTCGGACTCTGATTAAAAACCCTCACTGTTGCGACACACCCTCTTAGGTTCTCTTTGAGGGTTCGCACTAACTCAATTTGACATCTGGAGGTTCCTATGAATCGTTCCCTGCTGCAAGGCGGGTTTGATCTTTGCGAGCACCTCATAGGCCATGGCATCGGCGCAATCATCGCTGGTGGCTGTGCCCGTGACTTGTTCTTTGGGGTTGAACCTAAAGACATCGACATCATCTGCGCGGGCACTGACCCGGAGACTGTTTCCAGAGCGCTCGATGAAGGTGGCTTCACTTACGAGAAGTTCCCGAAGTACCACACAGGGTCTGATTCGGATCGCCTTCAGGGCGTCTGGAAGATCTCTGGTAGTGAGATCGACGTGATCCTTTACGAGACCGATTGTGTCTCTGAGGCGATCCAGAAGTTTGACTACAACTTGAACCAGTTCTGTATCACTGGGATTCAACGCGGCATTGACGAAGCATCTATTCGTTTCGTGGGGGCAAAGTGCTGGTCAAACCTCGTAAGACTTCGTGACGATGCTCGTGGGTCTCGTGAAGAGAAGATGGAAGCCAAGTGGCTTGATCTTGTGGTTATGAACCGGCTGAAGATTGAACCCGGCGTTAACGAAGTGGAGTTGAAGTATGTCACCTGAAGACCAAGAAGAAAGCGTCTTCATTCAACACATCCCCTGCGAAACCTGTGGGTCGTCTGACGCTAACTCCTTGTTCTCCGATGGTCACCAATACTGCTTTGCCTGTTCCCCTGAGGAAGCCTATAAGGCACCCGATGGCAAGGACCGTGGGCATGGTGGCAGGGAGACCAAGCGTCACGTTGATACGCTGTCGATGAGTGAATGCCAGGGTCGATACGAAGACCTGCCTTCGAGGTTCCTGCAAGAGTCCATCTGTCGCCTCTACGGCTACTGGGTGGGCAAGGCGTGGACTCCGAGCGCTGGCAAGGTGGTGCCCGTCCAAGTGGCGAACTACTACGACTCTCAAGGCAACCTTCAATCCCAGAAGGTCCGTGAGGCGTCCAAGGAGTTTTGCACTAAAGGGGACCACTCGAAGGAAGCTCTCTTCGGTCGTCACCTATGGAATGGTGGTCGCAAGATCGTGGTCACTGAAGGTGAGATCGACTGCCTGACCGTGGCCCAGCTCCAGGGTGGTAAGTATCCGGTCGTGTCCATTGGGCATGGCTCGAAGGCTGCCAAGAAGACCTGTGCAGCGAACTACGAATACTTCGATCAGTTCGACGAGATCATCCTCATGTTCGACATGGATGAGCCTGGACGCCTCGCTTCTCAAGAGGCCGCTGAGGTTCTTCCACCGGGCAAGGTGAAGATCGCCGTGTTGCCCTTCAAGGACCCTAACGAATGTGTCCAACAGAAGAACTCCAAGGCTGTCATGGATGCCATGTGGAACGCCTCGCCATTCGTACCCGATGGTGTGGTCTCTGCGAAGTCCTTGAAGGCCCGCATCAAGGAAAAGAAACAGATCCCTTCGATGCCCTTAGAGGCACCTTTCGAACTCCGAGAGATGACCAAGGACTTCCGTGAGGGTGAAGTGGTTCTGGTGACGTCCGGTTCAGGATCGGGCAAGTCTACATTCGTGCGCCAGAACGTTTACAACCTGTTCCACAACGAGGGCATTCCGTGTGGCGTGGCCATGCTCGAAGAAGCCGTTGAGGAAACCGTTCAGGACATCGTTGGGCTTCACATGGGCTCTCGTGTCCGTCAGAACCCCGATGAGACCACTGAGGAAATGTTTGATTCGGCCTTCGATGAGATCTTTGAGTCGGACAAGCTGTTTCTTTATGACGCCTTTGCGGAGGCCGCTGAGGATCGCCTGTTAGCCAAGTTGGGCTACATGGTGGCCGCTGAGGGCTGCAAGGTGATTGTCCTCGATCACATCTCGATTGTGGTGTCTGCAATGGATGGCGACAACGATGAGCGCAAGACCATCGACCGCCTGATGACCAAGCTGAAGTCCTTTGCGAAAGCTAAAGGCGTGGCTGTGTTTGTGATCTGTCACTTGAAGAACCCTGACAAGGGTAAGCCGCACGAGGAAGGTCGCCCAGTATCGGCAACTGACCTGCGTGGCTCAGGCGGTCTCCGCCAACTGAGTGACACGATCATCGCCGTAGAAAGGAACCAGCAAGGGGCAAACCCAAACCTGATCCTGTTCCGAATCCTGAAGTGTCGATTTACCGGTGAGACCGGGATCGCTGGCTACATGGAATACGACAAACGTACAGGCCGATTGGTCGCGAAGCCTCATGGCTGGCGTCCTGATGCTGAAGAAGACGAAACCGAAAAGACTGAAGCCGCTTGGCACGGTCAATCCCCCGACTTTTAAAGGAGATCCAAACCATGAAGAACTTCGACCTCGTAACTTTCCTGATCGCCCTGGCTGGCCGTGTTCAGCGCAAGCGCCACGAGAAGTTGGTCCAGCGTGAAGCCAACCTACTGGCGTCCATTGAGGCCGCTCGCGATGCACTGCAAGTCACCGTCCAGAGTCGCTTGCAAGCCAAGTGGCGCACCGAGGACATCCAGCGCGTCAAGTAAACCGGATTGCATAAATCCAAGAGCCTCCGAAAGGGGGCTTTTTAGTTTCTGCACACCAACAAACCAACCATGTAGAAAGGGGGAAACAACATGCTCGACAACTCCGAAGTCCGCGCTCACCTGCGTAAGGGCGAACAGGCTGTAACTCTGCTGACCTCTTTGGGTTATCGCTATGAAACCCCATCGAACACACCTCACCTCTGGGTGGCCCCTGAGAACCCTCAGGACGCTCTCAAAGATGCCCTTGAGGCACTCATCAAGACAGGCATCGAACAGGGCGTGAAGGGCCGGATGGAAGTCCTGAAGGCGACCCAAGCGAGCGATCCTTGTGGTCCTAATTGGCACCTCGTAGAAGGCATGGTTGGCAAGTCCTTTCGGGTTCGCCCAGAGAACATCCCGCTGAGCCATCCACTTCGCCAGTACGGTGAGGTGCACTTCCGTGGCGTCAACTACAAGGCCGATGAGATCGCCTATGTGCGCACTTCGGTCTACACCGGCTACAGCATTCGCTTCCAGTTCCGCAAGCGTCCGTATGCCCTGACTGAATCCGTTTGGCTGCCGCTGAGCTGCGCTGCCTTCCAACCATAGGAGGGCAACCATGCTCATCTCTGACATTGAAACGAATGGTCTTCTCGATGAGGTCACGCGGTTCCACTGTGCGACCAATCAGGACTACTTCACCGGGCAATACACTCGGTACAACGAGGCGACCTTTGGGGACTACATCAAGGCCCTCGAAGAGGAAGCTGCGAAGCCTGATGGTCTGATCGTTGGTCACAACTTCATCAAGTACGACATCCCTGTCTTGGACAAGTTGAAGCGTCTCTACTTCGGTAAGCGCCTAAACATCCCTCGCAAGAAGGTCGTTGATACTCTGGTCCTGACTCGTCTGGTCTACAGCAACATTCGTGATCGTGACGCTGGACTGCTCCGCTCTGGGATTCTCCCCGGCAAGATGTTTGGCTCCCATGCTCTCGAAGCGTGGGGCTATCGTCTCGGTGAGATGAAGGGCGAATACAAGCACGACTTCATTGTCATGTGTACCAACGAAGGGATCACCTACACGCCCGGTCTGGAATGGGCTGAGTGTTCCCAAGCGATGGAGGACTACTGCGAGCAGGACGTTCGGGTCACCTCTAAGTTGTTCCGTAAGATTCTCGATGACGGTCACTACTTTGTGAATGGTCAAGGGATCGAAGCGGTTCGCATGGAGCACGGTGCAGCCTGGACGCTGGCCCAGATGGAACGCAATGGTTTCCCATTCGATATGGATGCGGCTGAGCGTCTCTTCTCGGAGCTGGCTGGCAAGCGCATGGACATGCTCGTGGAACTCATCGAGACCTTTGGGTCATGGTGGGTCGCCAAAGGTGGCACTGAGCAGTTCAAGCACCCAGTCACTGGCGAGCCTCTTGAGCGTTACCCGCGAGTCAAGTACCCGAAGGTCGGTGACATCTTCACCAAGACCGGAACACGGGACAAGCGAGAGACTTTCGCTGGGGCTCCCTATACGCCAATCGAACAGATCACCTTTAACCCTGGCTCCCGAGCGCACCTCATAAAGGTTCTCAAAGATGCCGGTTGGGTGCCCATTGAGTTCACCGACAACGGTAGCCCAGTGGTGGACGATGAGACCCTTGGATACATCAAGGTCGATGACCCTCACAAGATGAAGTGCATTGAGCTGATCCGCGAATACCTGATGATCCAAAAGAGACTCGGGATGTTGGCTGAAGGCGACAACGCATGGATGAAGATGGTCAAGCCTGATGGTGCAGTCCACGGGAACATCAACCCGAATGGCGCTGGTACTGGTCGAGCAACTCACAGCTATCCGAACATGGGCCAAGTGCCGTCTTCGAGTTCCCCTTATGGGCCTCATTGCCGTGCTCTCTTCGGAGCGATCCATGCGAAGAAACGAAAGGGTTGGGAGAACGTCCGTCAAGTGGGCACCGATGCGGCTGGCCTTGAGCTTCGCTGCTTGGGCCACTATGGGGCTCCTTTCGATGAAGGTGCGTATGCCGAGACGGTCCTCAATGGTGACATCCACTGGGTGAACGGCAAGGCTGCTGGCATCGTCAAGTTCGACATCCGCGACAAGCACAATGATGAGCATGAGGCTCAGCGCGGCATCGCCAAGACGTTCATCTATGCGTTCCTCTATGGTGCTGGCGATGAACTCGTGGGTGCCTTTGTTGGTGGCGGTAAGAAGGAAGGCAAGGCCCTCAAGAAGTCCTTTATGGAGAACACCCCGGCCATCTCTGGCC